ACTGGTGCAGGTCGATCTGGGACTACTCTTACTACACAGGTCTTTCAGACTTGTGGTGCTAAACTAAGGAATTGTAGTCTTTTACTAGAACACAAAGATGTCAGAGAGATTGTTAATGGTTATCTACAAGACCATAACTTTGACCCCATGGGGCAGAACCCTCTACCAACCTATGTAGCGCCTTTCCCTGAACTCCCTGATCTTATGCCAAAGGTAGAGTTGGTAAAGCAGTGTAAAATCTTGCTTCTGTGGGAGGAGTTCCACAAGTATTACCCTGAAGCCAAGTGGGTGTTTGTCCGTAGAGACATTAACAAGATTGCAGATTCTTGCCTTAGGACACCTTTCATGAACAAGTACCGCACACATGAGGCTTGGGTTGGTTGGGCACAATTTTACCTAGATCGCATGGAAGAGGCCAAAGAAAAAGTTAATTACGTAGAGGTTTGGCCCGCGCTATTTAAGGAAGATACTGAGTATTCCGGCATGCAAGAGGCTGTAGAGTTTCTGGGCTACACATGGAATGAGAACAAGGCTAGGGCTTGCATATGTCCATCCAAGTTACAGTAAACAAGTCTTTCTATAGCAAACTTGAGGCAATTGAAGAGGAAGCCAAGGAGAAAGCCATAGAACTTGGTCAAGAGGTTGTCTCTTTTGCTGTAGGTATCTCCCCCGTAGACACAGGTGCTTACGTAGAGAGTTTCTCCGTGGTTCCTAGGGGGTCTAGTGGAGGAAGGTCGAGGACGAGTAAAAATAGACCAAAAGCCTCAAATCCCGAGGGTGTAAGAGGGGAAGCCATTGGTAGGTTAAGGTCATCTGTAGTTGCCATTGACCCCAATGAGACCGGTGGTTTTACTTTGATTAATAGGTCCCCGCACGCAAGGGCAGTCGAGTATAAACACGGCTACTTGGTATTTGAACAGACTAGAAACAGGTTTTCGTAATGGCTGTTATCTATGACGATATTCAGACCGCACTAGAAGCCAACCTAGCGTCTATTGTGGATATCCCCACTATTATTTGGGAGAACACTAATGTGGAGCCTGTGAGTGGTCAAGAGTATCTGGAAACATCCTTCGCTCCCACCATTCGTAAACCAGCAGTCAGGGGTCTTAATCCTCAACAATACTATCAAGGCATCTTTGCAGTAAACTGTTATGCCCCTGCTGATAAAGGCCCGGGTGCCGCCAACACACTAGCCCAAAAAGTGATCGAAAACTTCGAGGCAACCTCAGACTTAACCGCTAATGGAAAAATTATCTCTATCAGAACAGCAGAGAGACGTATGGGTATGAAAATTAACAACCACTACGTTATCCCTGTTATAATCGACTGGTACATATATCACTAACCTAGGAGAACTACTTTGAAAGCCTGTAATTTGTGTAAACTTGAGAAAGAATATTCTTTCTTTAATAAAGACAAGAAAAGGCCTGATGGGTACTCAAATCGGTGTAAGGATTGTGTTTCTAAAACTAGACCTTCCAGAAAAGGTTCAAATACCTCAAAAGAATATTGGTCTAGGTGGTATAAATTAAACAGGGAGCATCTCTTAGAGCGACAAAAGTCTGACCCCAGACGTTCGGAAGATGCTGCTAAGAGGTATCAACGGGACAAAGAACGTATACTTCGTGTTAGTGCAGATTACCGAAAGACACCCGGTTGGAGAGTCCTTAATTGCACCAAGGAAGCCAAGAGACGGTCAAAGAAAATTAAAGCTACTCCTGATTGGCTGACTCCAAAGCAAGAACAAGAGATTAAAAATTTCTACTGGTTGGCAAAGGACCTAGAGGCAGTCTCAGGTGAAACCTACCATGTAGACCATATCATCCCCCTGCAAGGAAAAGATGTTTGCGGCCTTCATGTCCCTTGGAACTTACAAGTCCTCCCACATGATATTAACTTAAAGAAATCTAATAGAATAGGATACAAATATGGCTAATTTTGCACAGGGTTCGCGTTCGAGCCTATCATATATCGAAGAAGCAACCTTTGGGACAACTCCCGCAGGTAACTTTACTAACCTACCTATCAACACACATTCTCTATCCCTCACAAAAGACCGTGTTCAGGGTAATGAAATTCAAGCTGACCGTATCACACGAGTAGACCGTCATGGTAATCGTCAGGTCGGTGGTGATGTTGTGGTAGACCTTCGCATGGGTGACTATGACCCACTTATTGAAAGTGCTATGTTCAGTTCTTTTGCCACTGACGACACTATCAAGGTTGGAACCACCCTAAAGTCTTTCACTATGGAAGATGCTTTTAATGATATTACCCAGTACCGACTATTTACTGGTCTGGCTGTATCAAATATGTCAGTGTCTATTGCTCCAAATCAGATGGTTACTACAACCTTCTCTTTTGTAGGTAAAGACAACACTAATAGCGGCACAAAGAAGACTATTACCCCCTCCAGCACCAATCAGCCTTTTGACTCTTACAGTGGTGCCATCACGCTGAATGATTCTGGTGCTACCGCTTCAACCATTTCATCTATCACTTCTGTTGACTTCTCAGTTGACAATGGCCTAAACCCAACTTTTGTTGTAGGTTCCTCTTCTACCCCACAACTTGAGTATGGTCGGGCCACTATCGAGGGCACCCTTTCTGCTTATGTAGAAGATATTGCTCTACTCAATCGTTTTATTGATGAGACTGAGACTGAACTAGAGGTTAGCGTAGATGACCCTACAGGTAGTAACGCTTATACTTTCTTGTTCCCACGTATTAAACTAAACACCGGGGATATCCCTCTAGGTGGTGAACAATCCCGTATGATCTCTATCTCTTTTGTTGCTCTATACGATGAAACTGAAGAGAGCAACCTAGTAATCACTCGTTCCACTGCTACAACCTAATCCCTTCGGGGGTACAGGGGAGGTTCGTAGAGTCGGGCTATGGACCTCCCCACCTAAAATTAGCCCGACACCATAACCTAAAGGAAACCCGACAATGGACCTATCTGATTTTCTACCCTCTTCCGACGAAGTTCTAGTTGAACTTGTAAACCCCAAGACCAAAGAGCCTCTGGGCATGACAGTAACTCTTCACGCTACACACACAGAAGAGTTCAAGGATATTCAGTATCGTTATATTGATGCTGCTATTGCTCGTAATGCCAAGGCACGTAAAGAGGGTAAGGACGAATATACCCCTTCTGCAAAAGAGACTGATGAAGGTCGAGTAAACCAACTTGCAGAGATCACAAAGTCTTGGGACATTACCCTTGATGGTAAGAAGCCTAAACTGACTGTAGAGAAGGCAAAAGAGGTATACAAGAAACTCCCCTTTATTCGTCTGCAACTAGAAAAGGCACTAGAAGAATCTGAGGATTTTACCTAACTCTGGCAGGTGATCTAAAAGCTTGGGCGGAGCATAGTTTCCGCCTGAGTAAACCTGACCAGAAAGGCATCTCTTTACGTGACCACTTGAAAGTGGTAGAAAAGCAGACCGGACGTAGACCGAAGGAGTTAGACCCACCTGTGGACTTTCCAAACCTTCTGATCCACGTCTGGAATGCTTTTATTTCGTTAAGTGGCACAAGACAAGCAGGATTTTCAGGCCCCGGTCCAATATCCTATAGAGATATAAAAGACTGGATGGACTTGACCAAGAATAGACTATCCCCAAGAGACGTAGAGTTGGTGGTAGACCTTGACAAGATTTATTTGAGGGTAATCAATGGCTGATTACAGTTTTACAGCAGACTACTCAGACCTACAGACTATGCGTAGGGAACTTCTTGGTGTCGGTAAAGATGCTGAAAGGTCAGCCGGTGTCTTTGAGAGAGCCTACCGGAGAATTGAAAGAGATATTCAAAGGTCTGCCAAAGCAAACCAAAGTTACTACAACGAAGTCCTTAAAGTAGATTCAGCACACAAAAAGGCTGCTCAAAGTGCTTCTGTTTTTGAAAAGGAACTTGGTAAACAAGAACGTAGAGTTCAACAACTAAGAGCAAAATATAACCCACTTGCTGCTGCCTCTATGCAGTATGAGAGGGCACTCAATGAGATCAATGAAGCTCATTCTACCGGTGCTATCACTATTCGTCAACATGAAGCTGCCCTAGAGTCTCTAAATGCTGAGTATGCTGCTTTTCAAAATGGTGCTACTACTGCCACTAACCAGTTTGCTGCTGCTTCTCAAAACTCTACTAGGGCCATTGGCAGAAATCAAGTAGTAATTCAACAGGCTGGTTACCAGATCGGTGACTTTCTTGTTCAGGTCCAATCAGGCACTAACGCTTTTGTAGCCTTTGGTCAACAGGCCACTCAGATGGCTGGCCTACTAACTACCTTTGGTGGTGCACTTGTTCCTATTGGTGCTGCGCTATCTATTGCAATCCCATTGGCTACAGCCTTTGGGGCTGCTCTTATGCGCACTAGCCAAGACGCCGATGATGCCAAGACTGCTATTGAACAGGCTACTGAATCCCTAAAGCAATGGAATCAAGAAATTGCTGTATCCTCTTTCGGGTTGCAGGACTTTGGTGAATATGGTCTCGAAAGAGACTTAGACTCTCAAATAAATAAACTGGAGGAACTTCAGAGGCAACTCAGAGGTGCCATAGCGACTTTTCAGAGTCCTCGTGATCAACAAGATTTGGAAAGGCAAATCGAAGCCCAAGAGGAAGTTGTAAGGCTTGCAAGGGAAGAACTTGAGAACTAGCAAGCAAGGTACGGTGAAGATTCTGCACAAGTTCAAGAAGAAATCAATGCACAAGCAAGAATGGAACTTCTGGCCCGCGCAGAGGCTCTTGAACTTAATGAGCAACAAACCGGGGAACTCTTAAGGTCACTTGACGCGCAGCAAAAAGCTACAGCAGAGGTAGAAGCAGCGGCAGAGAGGGCTGACCTACTATCTGAATACCTGAGGATTTCTGCCGAGTCTGCTAGGGAACTTGCTAATACCCCTATGGGATTAACTATTGCCTCTGCGGCCAATGAAGCTTCAAGATTAGCACAGAACCTTAATATAT